AGCAGGAGAATGTCCGGATGAAAGACATAGCCAAGATGTATCCGTACGTCGTTGAGAGTGCATTTATGCCCTCTCGCGATGAAGTGGATGCATTGAAAGCTAGGGGTTCCCGGTCAGGCGTGGAGCGGAGGAGTGAGCACAAGCGGGTGAAGCCTACCGCTTGGTGCTCCAAGTAGGGGTGCCTTCGAGTAGGACAAGGGTTCTGCACGGCTATTAATCGAACCGTGTCTTGGGAATCCATTGTGGTTGTTCTACGCGAGGGAACCCCTAGGGTGCGCAACTTTGTCAGGTTGGACAAGGTCACTTCCCACCTCAAGTTTGGTGTCCACAACAATTCGTTGTGCAACATACTTCGAGGACTACGGGAAAGGGTCTTTGCAGTGGACAATGGAGCTGGTGGATTGAAGCCCACTCCAAAACCTGTCAAGGGAGCGTTTGATCGGTTGAAGACCGTGAGACAGCAGCTTCTTAGGACTCTTAATTCCTGCAATCCGTATACCAAACAAGAATTTCTTGATTGCTATTCGGGTTCCAAACGGGTCCGTTATGAGCAGGCTGTGGATGAATTGAACACTCATCCAGTCTCGAGACGGGATGCCACACTGATGACGTTTGTCAAGGCCGAGAAGATCAACTTGACAAGCAAACCCGACCCAGCTCCTAGGATTATTCAACCTAGGAGCCCTCGGTACAATGTGGAGGTAGGGTGTTATATCAAGGCAGCGGAGCATAGAATATATGCTGCTATTGGTCGAATGTTTGACGGACCTACCGTGATGAAGGGATACAACTCTGAGCAGGTGGCTGGGCACATAGTGGAGAAATGGGCACGGTACACAAGGCCAGTGGCTATCGGACTGGATGCAAGTCGGTTTGATCAGCATGTGTCTCGTGAGGCGCTTGAGTGGGAGCATAGCATTTACAATGGGCTTTTTAAGTCCAAGCATCTTGCTAAGCTTCTTGAATGGCAGATTGCCAACCGCGGAGTTGCCTATTGCGACGAAGCCAAGGTAGTCTACCAGGTGGATGGATGCAGAATGAGTGGGGACATGAACACAGCCCTCGGGAATTGTCTACTTATGTGTAGCATGGTTAGGGCATACTTGGATGAGCGTGGTGTTAAGGCTTCATTGCTTAACAATGGGGATGATTGCGTGGTAATCATGGAGTCCAGAGAATTGGAGAAGTTTATGAAGGGGCTTGATGCCTGGTTCATGCAGATGGGATTCAACATGAAGGTTGAAGAGCCTGTGTATGACATCCAGAAAATCGAGTTCTGCCAGACTAATCCAGTTAATGTCAATGGAACCTGGTTAATGGTGCGCAACCCCATTGTTAGCTTGGCCAAGGACACGATGTGCTTACATCCAAATATGACCGACCTCGTGAAGAGCTACAACAGGTGAGCTGAGTGCGTGGGCAAGTGTGGTATGTCTTTAGCTGGAGGAGTGCCAATTGTGCAGGAACTCTATCAGCGCATGATGCATCTTGGTGACAAAGCCAAGCGAGTACAAGGGTTTGGTGGTATGAACTCTGGGTTTGAATTCCTTGCCAAAGGGATGAACAGAGGCTACCAAAACCCAAGTGCTGAAACCCGATACCAGTTTTGGATAGCATTTGGCATCACCCCTGACATGCAAGAAGCAATTGAGGAGGTGATTAGAACTGCAGAGTTAGATACCCTGGAATCACGGATGATGACCGTTGAAGATTTTGAACCAGTAATACAGCAAATATGAAGGCTAAAGTGTCTAAAGCTGCGATGATGGCCAACCAGGCCAATAACTCTAGTTATAGAACTGGCAATGCCATTGTTTCTCATACTAGAGAGGGCTGTGTTGTGAAGCACATCGAAGCCATGGCAGCTTTACCGGTAGGTGAAACTTTGAACCTAGCGGGCCGTGTTGATATGAACCCAGCGGAG